CCGATACTGGGACAGCCGACACATCCGATACCGCACGCCATCCAATACCGCTGTAAACGTGGTCTGCTCCTGCAACGCTGTTTCCAGAGTCAGCAGCAATTCCGCTGGTGGGTCTGTCCGCAGAAATCGCCCTTCCATGTGTAGCACTCTAGAACGAATTGCCTGATTGGTAAAGACCGACATTCCAGCAGTGGTGGTTTGTTCTGCGAATTTCCGGATACCCGTGAGTTGATACTGTTCGACATAAAAAATATGCGAACCGATTGAAACCGGAAACGTTCGTTTTTCTTGAACGGTGCAAGTATATGCCATCAAACATCCTCCTTTGCAGCAGCCTGTTCTGTTTCAGACTGAAAGAATCCGAACAGTTGACAGGTTGCAGTAATGGTTTGCCGATTGAGTAGGCGGTCTGTTTTGGGTGCAGAGAGTTGAACCGTTTGCAGATTCTGTTGCTGAATGAGCACTGGCAAAATCTCTGCCGTGAACGTTCCAGACAATTCCGCAGCATGCGTTTCGATCGGCATCAGCAGCGTAACTGTAACCGTTGCAGAAAAAGGAACGGTTTCCTGTTCGCTGCGAAAAACAGGTGCTTCTGTCTGGCAAGCCTGTAAATTCAGCACGACGAATGGAGTGGCTTTCTGAGCAGCTGGCGTGTGATCATATGCCAGATAAACCGGCATCGGCAGTGCCTGTAGCTGGTTCTGTAGATGGTTTAGAATTTGCAGCATCTTCTTCGCTTTGCTCCTCTCTGTTGAGATGGGTTCGTTGAAAATAAAACTGTCGGTCAAGCAGCATCGGGCTGCACATCTGCTGGTACTGTTCCCGCAGCTTTCGAGCAGCTGTAATCTGCTGACTGCGGTCGGCTTGTTGTGGAGTTGTTCCGGCATAGGTGCAGGCAGTCTGCTCTTTGGTTGCCAGTAAAATTTGATAGGATTCATTGGCAATTGCCGCTGCTAGCAATTGCAGTGGCTGTAAAGTTGGGTCTACATTGGGCTTTAAAGCATCCGTGACAGTGGTCACCGCTGTGGAAATGAGTGCCTCATAGGGCTGTACATCCTCCAGCTGCGTCAACATCTGAAAAAAGCATCGAACCTGTTCCAATTTCATTCGTTCCCACCCCCATTATTTCATTTGAAACTGCTGTAAGCTGGCAGCAGTTTTTGCTTTTTCTTCTGCTGGCTGTAACTGCGAATTGCCCGTGGAACGCACTTCGTTTCGCAGCTGCTGCCGCAAATCCAGCAGTTCCGGAAATGTCATTCGTTCTGCTGCCTGTAACAAGCTTTTCTGCAAAGGCTGCCCGCTGAGATAACAGAGCGTCACCAGTTCTTTGCGAAGATCTTCTTCCGCAGCGGAAAGCTGAGCCTGTTGGCTCTGTAACTGCTTTTGGAGAACGGTAATTCGGTCATGGTCGGCAGAACCGCCATACTGTTTTGTTACGCCTGCATTTCGCTGAGCCGGAACAGCAACAAAACTCCATTCATAGGCATCCGTAATATCAGATAAAATCGTGTGGCAGAGCATACCCTGATAAAGTTCCCCCTGTACATGGGGGCAGCCCGTCAATCGACGGTCCTTTCCGCAGATGGAGCAGGTGTGTGAACGGGCACTGCAAGAAATGCTGACTTCTTTTTTGATGCCAGCATCAATTTCCCGAATGAAATCTGCATTTCCAGCAGTTCGTACCATGTACGCATTTGCTTTCAGACAGGTATAGGGAACGCCTGTGCTGGTCAGCTGTTCCGGATGGGTTTCCAGACGGGTGGAAAAAATACGGGCAGTTTGGTTTTTTCCGGATGGGTCGTGGTCAAAGATACCCGTTTTTCCGACAAACAGTGTTTTTAGTGTTTCCAGAGCGGAATCTGAAAACCGTTCAAAATCTCGGTCAACTTCATTATCACAGAGCAGAACGTCCAACAAATAGACTTCATCCAAAGTGTGTGTTCTGCGGGTAAACTGGTTCAGTTCCTGTAACAAAGCATCCTGATCCTGTTGTGTAAAATCCATATAAACAACCTCCTAAAAAGTTTTGGTTTCATATCAAGCCGCAGGCAAATGAAAAGTTTTTTGATCCAACAATTTTTCAAAAATGTTGGCGAGGTGTGGGCGAGTAGCCCACATTTGCGAAGCAAATTTTATTGGTATCCAATTTGCAATTTGTTTTCCCTGTTGCAATCGCACATTTTTAAACTTTCCCGTTCGAATTTGGAAAATCAGGGAGAAACAAAGGCAAAAATTCAAGCAGGGCAACGGGGCGATTGCAGCACGCTGGCAGGCAAAAGCAGGGGTAGAACCCCCTTTTGCCGGACGGTTCAGACCGCTTTCCCGAAGAGCATTTTCTCATTGCTTTCTATATTGCCTTAAAAACATTCTCCATGAAAAATACCCACCCACCCAACCCATACAGTAAAAGAATTAAACCGTCATCTTATGAACCGCATTTTTGGTCAGAACGCGGAAACCGCACTGGAGCGAAACCGAGATGGCTTCCAGCTGATTTTCAATCAGACGGTCTGTTTCCAGAATCAAATTCGAGCCAGTCACCATTTCAAGGGCGAAATTCTTGTCTACGCCCAGAATCACAGTGTCGCTCATCTGCGGAACTTTGCACAGAATCGTGCCGAATGGCAGCCGAACCTGTCCCTGTTCCACCGGTACAACATCTTCCATTTCGCTCATAGCGAGGATGGCAGCGGCATTCTTCGGGGAAACCAGCAGCAGATTCATGTCATAAGTACTGAATTTTCCATAGAGGGTGGCGAGGTCGCTGTAAGCCAACGCACTGCCAGCCTTTGCAGTGGTAGAACCAACAGTAGTGGTCAGCGTTGTGATTGCCTGCTGCATCAAAGCCTGTCCCAGCTGCATACCGACACTCTTCAGGAGCACAGCAAACACATCCAACCGCTGTCGGCGAACGGCTTCATAAGAAGCCTTTACCAGTCTGCCGTACTTGTTCAAAGTCAGGGCAGTGGTTGCCTCCAAAATGGTGGAGCTGGTCATTGCTGCCCCCTGTGCAACTGTTCCGTATGCATCGGTTTCCGTGATGGTGCAGCCCAGATACTGACTGCTGTCCGTGTGGGTTTCCACAGCGGTCAAATCAGACAGCATAGAAGCATCAATGCCCTGCTGTACGGCACGGCGGACAAATTCCGGGAACAGCACTGCACTTTCCGTGCTGGTGAAGAACTTTTCCACCCGGTCGCACTGTGCACCGCTGATGCGGATATCGAACCGCTTCAGCTGCCGTTCATAGGCATCCAGTCCAGCGAGTGGAGTGTCTGCATACTGTGCAGACGGGTCGAGTGCTTCCAGAGCCTGTACAAAGCTCTTGTTGGTCAGATGATACAAACCCTTTTCCAATTTCAAATTCTGATACATAAAACAATCTCCTTTTTTGATTTAATTTTTTTGCAGGTTCTGTTCAATCTGCATGGCTTGTGCCGTATGCAAACGAGCAAGAGCCTGTTCGGTTTCATCCTGTAAGTTGATGGTATCCCATTCCACGGAAATTTCTGCCGTAGAACCGATGGTACGCAGAAAAGCGGTGCAAATCTGCTGAATAACGGGAGTCAATAGCCGGCGGTAATATTCCAGTTCGGAAGTCAAAATATCTGCCTGCTGGGTGCTCATTCGTTCTGTGGAGGACCAGTTCAGCCCGAGCAGAAACGGCGGAATCGAAAGCTTGGAAACAATCTGTTCCAACAGCTGCCGAACGGGAATTTCCGTGTCCAGCAGGGGATTTTCTGCCCCAATGACTTTGATGTCCACATCACCAGCACAGATAAAATCTCGAACTTCACCGCTGGAACTGTCCCGCATGCCGGCAGCCCATTCCTTTGCAATGGCTTTCACTCGTTCTGTGGTATATGCCCGTTCAGTCGGGTCATTCGAGGGGTGATAGGTGACTGCATAGCGGATATTGCCGATGCGGTCATAATTCTGTCCGATGCATTCATAAATGCGGAGCAGGATGCTGCAAAGAGCCGGAATGCCATGCAGAACAGAAACGCCGTAAATCTGCCCAGCTGGCGGATGCAACGCACAGAACAGCAGCCGTTCCGGATGGGGCAGCGGTCGTTCTTCGGGCGAGCCGTCTGTCATTCGCAGAAAG